AACTAATGGTCGGTGAAGTCAGCGTTTTATTGGTGAGCGTTTGCGATGTAGTCTTATCAACGGTGACAGCGGTATCAATCGTAATCGTTCCGCTGGTGGTAATCGGGCTAGGACTCGTAGAAGCAGTTAAGCCTGTCCCTGCGGTAATGGAAGTGACTGTTCCTGAGCCGACGGAATCCGGAACCCAAGCGGTTTTAGTTCCGGTGCTCGATAAAATGTAACCTGCTGTTCCAGCAGACCCCGAACCATCGTAGAGCTTGTTTTGTAAAGTTGCGTCTCCGGTTACGGTTAAGTTATTACACGTGATGTTTCCAGCACCACCGGCATAGACTCCGTCAATCCAGATATCAAATAGTTTTAAGTCTATTGAGCCGGTGAGTCCCGGAAGCGAAATGCCATCTTCATAAATGATTCCGCCACCGCCTCTGGTCATGGTGACTCGAACGATGATGCTATTCATCGTTGGACTTGTAGTAATCGAAGCCGATAGCGTTTGAGGGGCTGTGGGAATACTTGATTGAGTATCCGTCCCTAGCGTTGCCCACGAGCCTCCGTTGTTCGTTGAGTATTCAAACAACACAGAACTTGTTTTAGAACCAGTCGAAGATTCACCATCGGTCAAAGTCGAATAGGCTCTTGACACATTAATGGTGGCTGATGTCCACGTCGTCTGGACTTTAGCTGCCCAAGTTATAAACGTAAATATATCTAATCGACCATTGATTCTCGCTTCAGAAGCTGCGTTCCATTCTCCAGCAGTCGTGGCATGATTCGTGTCCACATCATAGGCATAAGACGGATCAGTAACAGTCGGTGGGTTTGCTGAATAAGTTGGCGAAACGACGGAAGGTCTAAGCGTTTCTATTTGGTCAGCACCGCCGCTAGAAAATGCGGGTTGCGGAATCCACGTCCCATCGACCGCCAAGATTCTCTGTCCGCTATTCGTCCCAAGTGAAGTCGTAGCCGGTGCAGCCCCAGACGTTTGGCTGGTGAACGGTGCGACCGTCTCTTGAATCGGCTTCTCTCTTGGGACATAAGTCGTAGCCGCAGAGGTGGATATCCAAATCGTTTTAGTCATGATTAACCTTTGTAGTAAACGGCTCGAACCGCAGCATTAAGAATTGATATATTCCCAGAATAAGAGGTGGATTTTGTCCAGACTCTTGCTGTTCCCTCGACTGAAATAGGTGGGAATAAGTAAGTATCTTCATCATCAGCGTTCGATCCTTCAAAAACAATCACATCGAAATGGTCAGGCGGAGGGGCATTTTCAGGAAACTCCCACGCCACTCTAATTTTAGTAGAAGTAAGCAGAACGGTTTTTCCACCAGCGCCCGATGGCGTGGATACGCCTACACCGGAATCATCTTCTAAGTATTGAGCCATGATTACACCGTCGAGATCGTTACGTTATAGGGTTGCGGCAAGTCCTGAGCTGGAATGAGAACTGAGTAGGGACTAACATCGCCTAAAGATTGCGTGAACGTTCCAAAGACATTCATCGATAAGAACTTAAGATAGACCGTTGTGCCAATAAGTTCAGTCGGAACTAGCCATTTGAAGATGGCATCGTCAAGGCGAATAAATTGTGACCCAGAGGCATGAGATTGAATGGTCGTTCCATAAACACCTCTAAGGTTATTAACGACATTTGAACCGTTGGCTAATTTATATGTGTTCGTTCCTGTCGATTCTGCGTATTGATACGCGATCAATTCCACAGCGGTATTGACAGAGGTTTGGATAACCGATAATGTCCCATAGGCATCTAGATCATCGACTGACGAAGCCGAACTTAATTCGCCTTGCGATGTTGCCATGTTGAGATTGATGATATTAGTCGTGTCCGCTATAGTTGCCGAGGTTGGAAGTGTATTCGTAGTCGTGCCATAACGAGATTTATTTGTTATGCTGCCAATCATCAGATATTCACCAGCGGCTTCGGTTGCTACATATACGATTGCCCCTCCCCAATACTGATTGGTAGAGCTAACTGCCATCCATAATTCCTGACCGCTTGGAGTAAGAAAATAGGGTGGATTATAAAAGAAGGGCGTAGAGACGTTGCCGGGGTCTGCCCCATAATTCGTGCCTGTCCCTGAGCCTGAGCCGGTGGTGTAAAGGGCTGGGCTTGAAGCACCCAAGGGGAAGTCCTCAGCCTCAATGGTCAGAAGCCCTTGATCGTTCTCAGATATTGAAGTGATGCGAACCGTCTTGGCTGAGAAGCCTAAATTAGAATCGGTGATGTTGACTAAGTCCATCGGCTCTAAAAGGCAGTATCTCCAGCCGAGGACGAATTGATATTTATTAACGATGGATAGATTTTTTTGTAGGATCAATTGAGCCACCATCTGAGCGGTGTCTTTATTGGTGATGAAATGGCACTTCATCGTGTCTTTTTTACGGAGTCCGAATTGCCCTATATCCGCATCATCTTTGACTTCTACGATGGACGGATTATATTGCTTATCTTTATCGACATACTCTATTGATATTTGGTTGTAAGTATCGTTGCGGGGTTTGCGAATAACCTTAATGGGGTCTTGATTCTTCGGAGACATGAAGTCGTTATCGGTCAATGAATAAACAGGTGTTGTGTTAGCGGTGTAAGTAATACCAGCCAAGGGATATGTTCCGTTAATGTTCTCATCACCGTAGGGCTTGATTTTCAAAAAGCCTTCCGACCAGACAAAAGCACCATTAGCTGCCATGATAATTTCGTTGATAATCTCTGCGGTGGGTCGCTGTTCTTTAATCAAAGGGCTAAAGAGCATACGAGGTTTGCTTACGCCTAATGTTATTGCCACGCAATAATTCCAAAAGGTCGTTGATCCCGTAGTATCGACATTCGGATCAAGTTTTGTAAACCCAATACCAAACTGAGGGCTTGCTAATAATTGTTTGATAATGGTGACAGGGTGCGCGTCATAATAATCAGCACCGACATTATAGGGATCGAGTCCGGTGACAACAATACTAAAATTAGGCAGCCCTGTATTTGATCCTAGATTGTAATTTAGATGAGACATATAGGCGATCTTGGGATACGTTCTTGCCTGAGCCGCAAAGAATGTAGTCATATAAGACCAAGGGGCAGGTTGGCCGCCCTTAAAAGATAACTGCCAAGACCCCGGTGTGACTGCTAAATTAACCGGATTGTCTTTGTCCTTTCGTATGCTATCGAAGGATGTGATTGTCCCTTCGCAGATGCCAAGAATCGGTGTCACCGTATAGGTATAAGAAACGGCAGGAGGCGCATTGTTTCCAAATGAAGCACCGCCTTGCGGGGGCGCGACCACTTGGATAGCCTTGAAGCCGACGAGCTGCATAAGATTGGGGGAAGTTTGATTCTGACCAAACAGAATAGGAACAGGCAGTCCATAAGCAGAAGTCTGGATTTGTAATCCAGCCGCTGCGACGACTTGATTAGCGTTAGGCGTTGATGGAGGAGAAAATAGACCTGACATTATTTACCCCAAAACGTATAGAAACCATGCAGTCGGTTTCGTAATGTGCCATCAGTCATATCATCCAGCATCACTCCGACACCGCCCATAGCGTGAATCACGTTCGGATAATCAACGATAATCGCAGAATGGGAAACAAGCCGACCAAACTTGAATAGAGCCACATCACCCGGCTTAGGTGTTTCCGTTGGCTTTGCGTATTGCAAAATCGTATCAATATATTTTTCAGATCCACGATGAAGATTCCATTGTTTGTTATACTCTGGCATCTCTATTTTTTTAGGCAAGACACCTGTGGTCTGATAGACACTCAGCAAGATTAAAGCACAATCCACGCCTACGCCTTTTAGCATCGCTTGGTGATGATAGGGAGTGCCGATCCACGAAAGGGCTTCCTTGACTACGAGATCTCTTTGCTCTTGTTCGGTCATTGCGCATCTTCATTTCTGGGGATATAGTCAAAGCCCCGAAAATTAGCGGTGTTGGAATACTTCGTGCAGCCCATTTCTGGATTAGGCGAAGTGGCAACATATAACTTACTACATCCGGGAAGGATCGTGAACGTATCAGCAGCGGTTGGCGTGTAGGGCAATGGATAAAACAGCGTCAGCGTAACAGTCGTTGTGCCGATCTGGGTTTTAATGGATCGCTTGACTCCGTCATTCGCCCCAGACGTGCAAGTGATATAACCTAGATCATAATAATTGGCAGTCGGTGTGGTCGATAGCGTGGCTTGGAATACGGTGCTAGAAGTAACTGTTCCTATTGTGCCGTCCTTAATGTAAGTCCCAGAGTTTAATCCGCAGTTGGTATCAAATAGGGTATTAACGCACGTTGGCTGGTAGAGATTTCGAGGCGTGGGTAGGTTTAACTTCTCTATCTCTGATTTAACCTTGAGTTTAATTTCGTAGCGTGAGGGATTAGCAGCTGATACGTTGCCCTCGAACATCCACAATTTATAAAGATCGGAAATAGTAGAACCGTAGCAATTAAACAATCGCTCTACTTTAATCTGAGCATTGTCAAAATACCCATTAACGCAAGACTGATACAGCGTGTGAGTATTGATGAGATTAGATCCTATGTCGAAGATCGTAAAGTCCATCTCATCGACTTGCAGTCCGATGTGAATCTTCGTATTGGATCGCTTGAATTGGTAGGTATTGTGATAATAAGTATTGCCAGACAAAGTAATATCCACGTCTGCATCGGTTAATCGGATCACCGAGCCAGAGACAGGCGTAATCGTGACTAAATCGCACATCGTATAGACTGCGTTATTAAGTAAGTAAGCATTTAGCGTGCCGTTCGTGGTTTTCATTTTACGACTTCACCGTTATGAGATTGATCGTCTTAGCTTCCCATACTCCGTTCAGCATACGACTGAAATCATACTGCTCTTTCTCCAAGCGAACGTTCCAATAGTATGATCCTGTGAAAGAGATGATGGCGGAAGCAGCAGGGGCAGATGTAAAGGTTAAAATGCCTGTGGTGTTATTGATCGTGTAATCGGTCGTAACGGTCTTAAGCGTTGAATTGACAAAGATGGATGGGGGCGTGGTGTTATTGACCACGAAGATAGGCTCATAGCCATCGCCAATCGTGGGGTAGTAACTGCGAGAAGCCGCAGCGGCTAACGACGCAGAAGGGACGAGGGTTCGTTGCAGCTGGAAGGCAGTCGTGCTTCCGTTCCCAACGCCAATAGGCATAGAGGTTGCTGAAGTCGGAGAGGCTAAAGTCCCCACAAAGTAATCATCGGGCATGGTGAAGTAAAACGTATCGTAATTCGCAGCCATACGAGCGAAGAATCCCACGAGGGTTTCCCATTCGTTCTGCGTAGATTTTGTGTAGGTCGCTGATCGTAGGAAGTTAAACGATAGGCTTATTTTGTAACGAGGATAAGACCAGAACGCGGCTCTAAGTTCAAGCCCATTGGAGGATTGCTGGACTTCCGTTGAGTAGATCGGAGTTCTTTGGATGTCGATGTCTAAGCCAGACAGGTCAGGGAAGATTAAGGCACTCATGCGAATTGACTCCCATTTCTTAGGGCTAGTTTATTGGCAGCGAAGACTGATCCCGCATTGGCTTTCAGGTAAGTATCAAAGCTGGAAGCGTCCATGGCGTTGATGTTGTAAGTAACTGATCCGCTGTTGCCTGATGCTTGATTGCCCATTGCAATGTTGCGTATGCCTTCGGCTAATTCAGCCGGAAGCACCATTTCACCTTTGTGAAGTTGAGCCATCTGTCCGTCCATCTCAACATTGGCGTAGCCGCCTTTAGCAGACTTGACGTTACCGAGAAGGGCAAAAATAGCAGCACCGATCACCGCACCAATAGCAATAGCCGCAATAGGATTCTGCGAAGCCCAAGCAGCAATAGCAGCCGCAGTTCCCTTAGCCGCACTATTAGTAATTTCTACCCCTGCTGATGCACTACTTGCAGCCATCGATACCCCCGCTGATGCAACATTAGCCGCAGCTGAAGTTGTTGCAGTTAATTTTGCAGCAATCAGTTTGCCTGTTTCTGCCTCAATCCATTCTTCGACTATTTGCCAGATTACTTTATTGAGCATTTGACCTAAGCCTAGCCAGATGTTAGACATCGCTTCGCTGAAGGACATCGTGCCTGAGAGCATACCATCTAGTGATTGCTGAAAAGATGATAGAAGCATTGATTGTAATTCTTCAAGTCTTCCCTTTTCCTTCTGTAAGGCTTCTTGCTCTAGAGCCTCTTTCGTCAATCTTGATTGCAGAGCCTTGGTAGCCTTGTCATCTTCAAGTTGCTGCAAAGCGACTGCGTTGCCTTTTGAGAGTTCGAGCATCTTGGCAAGATAGGTTTGTTCGGCAAGAATATCGGCATCATGCAGTTCTTTCTTCTTAGCCATAAATTGTTCTGAGCTAATCTGTTGCTTATCAAAACTGCTTTTTGCTTGAGCCAATATGAAAGCATTATTCTGTTGGGCAGTTGTTAATTCTTGTTTAGCCGCCATTTGACTCAGGGTTAATTTCTCTTGAATACCCTCTTGATTTAACGCAGCGAGGTCTTTGTTTAATTTCGCTGTAAGTTTTAATTTGTCATCGTCTGTCAATTTTAATTTATTGACATTATCTAATTCTGCTTGATATTGCTT